GGGGGTGTCATGCTGCGAGGCGGTGCAGGCAGGGGCATCCAGTGCGTAGGCCAGCGCGGCAGTTCCTTCGGCGTGAGCAACCCGTGCTGACGCAATTGCCCGCGCCAGTTGAACGACAGTCCGCACATGCGCCGCCCGCCGAACGCGTCCGGTATCCACGCATCGAACGGCGTCCCGTCACGAGGCGCAGTCTCGATTGGCTGCCATGCATCACCCCCGCTCATGCCGCGTCTACCGGGGATAGGCGGGTAAGAGCATCGCCAACGGGATCAATCAATGTTGAGCCGTGGCGGTCGATGCGGATCACGCCGATGTCGTAGCCGTCCTGGTCGAGTGCCCAGCCGATCTCTTCGATCTTCGCCAGCTTCTCGTCGGACACGTCGTGCGTATCCACGATCTCGAACACGATGACATGCTTGCCGACGCGATCGATGGCGAAGGCGTCGGGGACGATCGACACGCCGCGCCGCCATTCTGGATCATTGCCGATCAGGTCCGCCATGTACTCGCCGACCGTAGCGAGCGCGCGAAAGAAGCCGGAGACATGCACCTCGGCATGCTTGGCCCGAAGGTTGGCGATCATCGTTTCGTGCGCAGTCTGATTCGATGCGTCGAGGCGTGTACGGAATTTGTACGATTGGGATTTGCGATTCATCGTTTGTTCCCGCTTGAAACTGCGAGACAGACTTGAACCTGCGATGCGCTATTGGCTGCTAATGCACTGTTTTCCTTGGCGGAAATTGGTGCACCCGACTGGATTCGAACCAGTGGCCTCTGCCTTCGGAGGGCGTCTGTCTTTTCTCCGATAATCATAGCGTTTCCGCCAGTTTTAGTCCAGTTTCTTTTTCGGCTTGTACGAGCCCTGTACGGAACGACGCCAGAACCTTGGCCTCATGATCCTCCGAATGGGTGTAGGTCCGCTTCATCAAAGCGAGGTCCGACCACCCGCCAAACTCGCCTGCGGCCTTCTCATCGATCGGCTGGCGCACATTCATTTCCTGCCCGAAGCCGTGACGGCCAGCAGAGTGCGGCGGGAGGTACGGGATGCCAGCGCGCTTGCACGCCGTGATCCAGTTCTTGCGCGGCCCGTCCTTGCTCGCATAGCCGAACAGGCGCCGGTTATCCTTATAGCGCCGATCCCAGCCGCGCGGGTAGTAGACCGGCAGATCCTTAAGCTCCGCGACGAGTTCTGGCGGGATCGTAAGCGTCCGATCCTCATGGCCCTTGGCGCCGGGAATGATCACCTTGCCCTCGTCCAGTAGCAAATGGCGGTCGGGGTGCATCGCGATAGCCTGGCTGATCCGCGCACCTGTCACGAACATCAGCAGCGCCAGCGCGCGGTTGCGGCGGTTGGCGTGCTGGCGGAATTTCAGCAGCCATTCCCAGCTACCCGGCGTCTTGGCCTGGCGGGATTTCTTGCCGCGCTTCTTGTCCTGCTTGATCCGTTCGGCTTTGTCATAGCCCTTGATGCGGATCGGAGGGCACTTGCCGAGGTCGTGGGCATAGTTGATCACGGCGCGGGCCGGGGTCACAACCCATCGGCGCCATGTGTCGGCGGCGTTGTTCGGATACAGCTCTCGTCCGAGTTCGCGGATCATCTGCGCAGTGATCGACGCGACCGGCAGCGCTCCGAGGCGCGCGACGATCGGGATAAGGTATTTCGCGGTGTTGGCGTCCGTGGGGTAGAGCATCACAGCGTCCGCAAACGTCAGGCTGTGTTCTTCGCCGAGGAAGCGCCGACGCTTTTCCCTTTCCGTCCGTTGGGCGATCCAGTCACGCGCGCCGCTCTCTGTAGATGCGCCAGTGCTCTCGCGGAGGTAGTCGGTGATGGCGAGGCCGTTGTCTTCAATGCGCCCCTTGACCCACCAGGTGTCACCGCGCTTGTAGGGGGTAAGTGGCACGCGCCATTCTCCAGGATGATGTCGATTTGCGCTGACGTAATCAGCATTGTTGACCCGATGCGGTGATAGGCGCCGAGCGATCGGGCCTTGGCTCGCAGGGTGCGTTCAGAGATGTCGATGCCGCGATCCGCGAACACGCCACACCATTGCGCCGGCGTGCGGGATGCATCGAGCACCGAACTATCGGCTGGCTGGTTCACGCCGCCCTCCCACAGTCCAGGGTGAGTATGTCGCCCACTATGCTGTCCTCCGAATAGAGTTGATTGCGCGGAGAGAGGCGGCTGTGAGGGCTAGGGCGGGGGTTCTGGCCCATGCTTCCGGCGTCTCAGGGTTGGCGCCGATGGCAAGGCGGACCACTGCACGCTTGCCGCCCATATCCATACGCCACCCGACTACCGTTTCCGGCACAAGTGTCAGGGCAGCGTCGAGGGAGGCGGTATACGCGGGCAGGTATTTCCAGATCGAATTATTGCTGTTGAGGGTGCTGTTCACAACGTATTCGAGCGGGCGATCCTCAATGCAGATGTCGCCTTCTTCCCAATCGTCCCAGCGCCAGCAGATGACGTAGGCGATCTCGGCATCCAGCGCCCGATCTGAAGTGACCAGTGCCTCAACGCGATCCGCAAGTTCTAACAGGTCGCTCATGCTGTCCTCCGGGGTGTGGATTTGGGCGCGGTAGGGGCGATGATCTCAAACCCTTCTCCAACGCATAGACGGCGACGGGCTGCGATGATCCGGGCAAGGTGTGCCGTATCGGTGTGGGTGTGATAGCGGGGGATCATGCGGGATCAGCTTTTGAGGTGATCTGACAATCGACAGCAGACTGTAGCATTTTCGCCCAGCTTTGCGGATTGCCGCGCTGTAGTTTCGCTTCGGTGGCAACGTCGCGCAGAAATTCCGCCAATGATAGCATCTCGGAATAGCGAAGATCGCCGATGCTCTTGAAAATTGCTTCTTGCTTGGCTTCGCGGCTCATAGGTTTCTCCATGATTTGGGGGATGGATCGTAGGACGGGATTTGCCGGGGGAGTTGGTTTTGGCCCGGAGGGAAGATGCGCACGGTTGGCACCCAGCCCGCGAATTTCGCGGCGAACTAGCGCGATGTGGTTAGGCAGCGCCCGAGAGTCGCTAGGCGTGTTCGCGGCGACTACGATGCGGCTCTCGCCGTTGTAGTGCAGCACTAGCTTGGAGTGCTTGCCGCCATCTTCCTCGGTCATCGTAACGCCCGGCCAGCTTTCCAGCTCGCGTGCGGTCGCGGACTGAAATTCTTTGTTCATCTCAATTCTCCATTCGCCGGGCCACATAAGGTTACTCAGTGGTCCCGGCGTGCAGCACGGGGATCGTGCCGCTTGTCTCGCTATCTCAGGTTCATTTGCGCGCGGGCGGTCGATTGCGCGGTTCGCCACGCTTCGAACGACATCCGCTTGGCTTCGGCGCGGGCGCGGAGGGTTTCGGCCTCCATCGCTGCCGTTTCCCAATCAGCGCATGCCAGTTCGTACACCGGGTCGGCTTCAGCCATCTGCTCGGACGCACCGATCGCGTGGCCGTCTGCCTTGTGCTTCACGAACAGGACAGCGCGCACCCGTTTACGGCGCAGGTCCATGCCCTCGGCTTTTACCTTGGCCTGCCCGGCGCTGACGAACAGCGTTTCAGCATCGGCGATGGCGCGATCAATATCCTGCACAGTGTTGCTCCCAGAGTTTTACGCCGATCTCGAATTGCACGAGGCCATGCAGGGCATCGAACTGCGGCGATCCGATCGTGTGGACTGCGTTCCGCCCGGCGCGGTGATCCTCTGCGCACACCGGCACGACGCACGTATGATCGCGGGTGATGCCGTGCCGCCCATTGTGGCGAACGTGATGCACCTCGACTGGCCACCCTCCGCACGCGATGCAGGGCATCTTGGCGACGGCTTCGTGGTGGTGGCGCTCTTCCTGGGACTTGACCGGCTTGGCCTTGCGCATCGGTTTGGCGCGCGGCTTCGCTGGTCGCCTTTCGAGGAACGCCTTGACGCGGCTCATGGGCGTCTTGCGGGTGATGGGCGACCGGCGCAGCATCAGCGTGCCCTCGCCGCGCGCTTGGCCGCGTTGATCCGCTCTGCGTCACGGGCGTAGTATTCCCGCTTCTTGGCGTTCACCTGGTCACGGTTGCGCTCACGGTAATGAGCGGAGCGGATGCGGTTGTATTCGCGCTCGGTCATGTCAGGCAGCCTTCTGATAGAGGCCAGTGAGCGTCAGTACGGTCGCATCGACCTCGGCAAGGAATTCGCGCACGGCTGCTTCCATCTCCGCGATGAATTCATCATCCCGCTCAACGCGCCGCACGTGCAGTTGCATTTCAACGGGCAGGCGCGGATCGTAGGACACGAAGTCGCACCACTGGCGACCAGCGCAGGCCATCTGCCACTGCATCTGCTTGATGTACCCGCCGTCGATCGCTGCGCCTGTCAGCGTGTTGATGTGCTTGGCGGTGCCGGGGCATTTTATTTCGGTCATGCCATCAAGGCCGATAATGCCGTCCGGGCTTGCGCCGGACATCGGAATTTTCGGGTGGTCGATGAAGGCGATTTCCTGCACGGTAACGCCGCGATCGAATTCATAACAGGCGCGAGCGTTCGCCTCCTGCTCGATGCCGTGCAGCATGGCCGCGTTCGTGAATCCCGGTTCAACCGATTGCGTCAGACGTTCGGCCACCAATTGTGCAGCGTAGTTGGCGCGGCTGGCGCCCCATCCCGTCTTGGTCTTCGCCATCAGATCCCCGATCCGGCTGGCAGTGACCTTGCCGCAGCGAGTGGCGAACCAATCCGGCGATCGTTGCTCCATGGGTGCGGAAGCCATTATGCGGCCTCCTTCTGTGCGACATTGCCTTCATTTAGCTTCTTGGTGAGCATCGCCTTGGCATGATCAAAGCGAGCGGCAGGAAGGGCGGGCAGGGCATCGATGCGATAGTATTGGCAGAACCCGCGCATATCGGCGCCGGACTGCTCTGCCAGCGTAAACAGGATATTACGCTGGTCGTCGTTGATAGTCGACTCCACGACCTCGACAGGGCGGCTCTTGGGCGCGCTGGCCGCGTTGCCGTCATCATCCTCCGGGCAGACACCCACGACGGACGCAAGCGCATAGCGGCGGGCATAGGTGACAGCCGAGCCGTAGCCCTGCGCATCGACCTTGCTGAGCGGGATCGACAGCGTGGCGCGCATCCACTCGCCAGACTTGTGCGTCAACTGCGTGGTGAGTGTCAGGCGATTGTCCACCATCTCGCCGGGGAATTGAACCACGGACAGATCGTTGTCGAACAACGCGGCCTTGCAGGCTGCCCACACGCTCGACAGATCAGCGTACTTCGACTTGAAGGCGGGGTTGACCCGACCCTTGGTGGCACCCTCGATCGCCCCCTGGGCAAGCGCCATTGCGGCACCGATCGCGGCGACAGAATCCGATTGCTGCATCATTGTGCATCTCCTTTTGCGATAGCGATTGAAGCCCCGAGGGGGCGAGACGGCGAAGCTGGCTCGATCGGCGCAGCCGACGAAAGCGCGGGCGCGGAGCGCATCGCCGGAACATGGTGTCCGAAAACCGCATCCCTACAATCACGATTAAAACCACCAATACCCAAGACGAGTGCGATACCGGACAGCAGCAGTCCTGCTTTGGCGTTGGCGCTCATGGGAACCTCCAGTTCAGAGCCATTTCCGCGGTTGTGCGATCGGCGCCGGGGTTTGCCGCCATGAAGTAATCAATCGGCTTGGGATCAGGCATAACCATGCCGAGATCGCGGAAAGCGTTGATGATCGGACCGATTGAGGCGTGATACCCCCTGCCTTCAAGCCAGACTTGCCATTCTGAAGACAGCCGCTGCGAAATGTTAACCGTGCACGGGGGCTGGATCGCCCTCATGATTGCACCGGGGCGTCGGAGAGAGCGGTGCGGGCAATGTCGCCAACGATGCGTCGGTAATCTGTTGGGGCGTTACCGCACCTCCCGATCTGGACCAGCGCCACCCTATAGCGGTCGCGCTCTGCTTGGAGGGTGGCGATGGCAGCGAGGGCGGCAGTTTTAGCGCGCGTGAAAGCGTGCGTACCGTCCGGCACCTTGTCCCACTCGACGCTATACGCCTCGTGCGCGGCCTCCAGCCCATCCTTACTTACTTCAACCATGGGGGTTTCCTTCGGGGGAGAGGGATTGCATCAGCCGTGCGTAATCAGCCTCCAGCGATGCCTGCTCACGCTCTGTTTGTCGGATGGCTGGATCGAACAGTGCGTCAGCGATGCGGGTGTATGGCGTTGCTGGACGCGGCTCTGCGAACGCGGCCGGCGTGGTGTGCGCCAGCATGCGGGCGTGACGGGCGAGGCTCACGACTGTTGCTCCCGTGCCAGCAACATGGCATCGGCCACATGATAGGCGGCGCCAGCGAAGACGTTTGCTTCTTGCAATCTTCCCGAACCGCCCAACATCCCGGTCAGCGCCTGACCCGCAAACCAGTCGCGCAGGGTCATGCCCGGCTCGCTAGATGGGTGGCCCGGATCGCCTAGGCAGACGCTGGGAAACGCTGCTGGGCTGCTATCCCCGCTCACTGCACACCATCCTTCGGAGCCAACTCCGCGATCTCGGATGGCTTCTGGTGTGCGGGCGATACGCCGGTGCGGACCCAGATGCGGCCAGCCTCCAGAGCATCCGCCTCGTATCGGTAGCGGCAACGATGGCGGGTCGCGAGGCAGCCCTGTCCCTTGCCGTCGATCGTGAGACACCAGTCAAGGCCGATGAACCCGCGATCGTAATCCACGGTAGCCTTCCGGGTGTCGCGATCGACCCGCGCAACGACCAGCTTCAGTTCGCGCTCCGTGAGTTCACGCGACAGGTTGGGGTTAGCCTGCTGCTTCGCGTGGAAGCCGTACATAGCGATGTCTTCGCGGGTGAGGGGCGCGATCATGCCGCCACCACGCGGTAGGCGATGATGTCGTACCCGTAATCGTGATGGTCCATCGGCTCGTGAGACCAATCACATTCCTTTGCCAACCAGCCGGTCGTTTCCTGCCCAAAACGTAGCCGGAAATCGACCAGCGTATCTGGCGCGACCGGGCGTTCGCCTCCGGTCCATTCGATCCAGTCACTAGCGGGGGCTGCGGCACTTGCCATCTTCGATCCTCCAGCGGCCGAGGGGTCGGCTGCGTCTGGAGGTGTAATGCATTATGCATCACGGCAGTGCAAGTGCAAAATGCATCACGGCGCATTATTTTTGATGATGCATGTTAGACGGGCGGGGCCGCGCTACTTTTCCGGGCAGGCTCTGGCGACTTGATCTCGCCAAACCTTCAATCCAGCCAAGTTAGGGTGGATGCCATCCTTCAAGAGGTTTGCCGGGAGTGGTGTGACGTAAGCAGCGCCAATCGCAGATGCAGTGCGCTGGATGAAGTCATTCGGCCCGTTGAGAACCCCGACAAGAGCGAACGGCTTTACTGGCAAGCTAGCCAGCAGGGCGAGATAGCGCTGCTCGAATGCCTGGCCCTCAGCCTTCCGCTGGAGAACGTCGTTTGTCCCTAATGCTACTACGATGCGGTCGGGCCGGGTCGCTGCAATAAGATCGGGAGCAATCTTCGTTAGGTCGGCGACGTTTCCGCCTCCGACGCCCGCGCCGAAGGTGACGCCGCATAAATCCGTCAGGGAATTGCCTTCAACGATGCTGTCGCCAATGACGAGAGTGTCCACTTTCCCGGTTGCCTGCGCCTGCGACAGTAAGTTCTTCGATCGGCTGAAGACGTATGACTCGATCGCACTTGGCTTCCACCAGTGGATGTAGCCAAAAGCTACCGCGCTAGTAACCAAGAAACCGATTACGACCCCAAGAATAAGGTAGGTTAGGCGGGTTTCTTGTGTCATTTCTTATCCTCAACGAGATTGTTACGCCCGTTTCCTCATAGGAAAAGTCCTAGACATGTTGGAAAATCCGGAACAGAAAAGGAACATGGATCAAGCGACTCCCCTAACGCTCTATGAGCCGGCTTGCGAGGTAAGGTGCGCCACGTGCCTGATGTCGTGCGCTATTCTGCCGAGTCGGCTTGCGTGGTGGCAGCGGGAGATTGAACGCCTTTATCAGGAGAGATCGTTTCGCCGCTGTTCTGTTGAGCTTCGCGATCAAATCGAAATCGCGCTAGCTGCTCATGAAGCGCTGGCGCAAAAATATGCGGCAAGTCCGCGATGCGCGCCCCAACCAGCATCTCGTCTGCAATGACCGAGCGAAGCATTCGTTCGATGTCTTCAGGCGTCGGTTCAAAAGACGGCGTAGGGGCTTCGCCCTTTCCGGTTAGCAGCCAATCGAGCGACACCCGGAAGAACTTGGCATAGCGCTCGGCAGCAGCGCGCGGCAAGCTGCCTGATCCACGCGTCCCGTTCTCGTGCTGGATATACGTCGCGGGTGGGATGCCCATCGCTTGAGCGGCTTCGACAGCCGTTTCGTAGCGTGGCGCACGCACTTGCTTGAGTCTGTCGTTAGCCGTCTGCATCCGGCGGCGATAACCGCTCGCGTGATGCAAAAGGCACTTGCTTTCAGATAGTGCATAATGCATCATGTGGGAATGAGAACGCATCGTGACATCGTAAAAGCGGCCGGGACGTTGTCCCAGACCGCTTTGAGCCGCAAAGTGTCGGTCCATACTGTTCGGTCGTGGATCGCGCGAGACAGCATCCCTGCCGAGCATTGGGCGGGCTTCGCGTCCGATAAGAAAGCGTCTCTCCAAGAGCTGGCCGAAGCCGCTGCCGCCTCGCGTGCGCCGGTTGAGCAAGGCCAAGCCGCATGACCCCCACTATCCGCACAGGTGGGGAGGGGGGAGCCTACTACAACGAGATCGATCCATTCGCTGCGGCATGGCTGCGCGAACTCATCGCTGCGGGCCACATCGCTCCCGGCATCGTAGACGAAAGGGACATCCGCGATGTTCGGCCAAATGAACTTGCTGGATTTAATCAATGCCACTTCTTCGCAGGCATCGGAGTGTGGTCCTACGCCTTGCGCCGCGCCGGCTGGCCCGACGATCGCCCGATCTGGACCGCAAGCCTCCCCTGCCAGCCGTTCAGCGCAGCCGGCAAAGGCGCGGGCTTCGCTGACGAGCGACATCTTTGGCCCGTCTTTAACGAATTGCGCCTCGCCTGCCGACCTATCGTTGCAGTTGGCGAGCAGGTTGCGAGCAAAGACGGACTCGCTTGGCTCGACGTTGTACAATCTGACGTGGAAGCGTCGGGCGATGCCTTCGGGGCGGTCGATCTGTGCGCTGCGGGCTTCGGGGCGCCGCATATCCGGCAACGATCTTACTGGATGGCCCACGCCCTTGGCCTGCGACAGCAGGGGTTCGGCGGGAGTGGGGAAGCGAGAACTTCCGAACATCGCGATGTTGGTGGGTTGGGCAACTCCGACAGCAACGGATGGGCGCTGCGGCTCGCTGGAAGCCCGGCCACACGATACCGGCCACCCGTTGACCCAACAGGTAGTGCTTGCGGGTTGGCCAACGCCGACGACGATGGACAACGGAAATTCGGGCAACGCCTGGGAGGCGCGGCGGGAGCGTGTGAAAGTAAAGCTGGGGAACGGGAACGGGTTTGGGCTTATCCTGCCGATGGCTGCGCAGTTGGCGGGGTGGCCGACACCCTGCGCGCAAGATGGCCCGAACGGCGGGCCGTCGCAGGGAACGGATCGACTGCCGGGAGCAGCAGCGCAAGTGACAGTGATCCGCGGCCGACTAACGGCTTCTGGGGAAATGTTGATTGGCTCTACTGCCGCGATCCCGGAGGCCCGCGTTGGAGGCCCGTTGACGCTGGCACATTCCCTCTGGCTCCAAGCACTCCCGCCCGAGTGGGAGGTCTGCGCGGCTCGGGCAATGCAATCAATGCCGAAGTCGCGACGGGGTTCATCGAAGCGGTAATTGATCATCTCGCGCATCCTGCGGAATTGGCAGCATGACGCTCCCCATCGGCCTCGCGCTGTTCGCACTGGCATGGCTGGTCATGTTCACGCTCGTCATGTGCGTCGTGATCGCTGGCGCCCGCGCTGAGATCGCCGAGCAATTCCGCGAAATACAACTCCCACGCCAATTCACACATCACCTGTCCGACAACGCTTCGGAACGGCGGGGCGATGGCGAGGGGATCAGCTTCCATGAACCAATCAATACAACCGAAACGGGTGCAAGATCATGAAGCGTAGAAGCTCGTTCGCTCAAGATATTATCGGCCGTCAGGAGCGCATGCTTCGCCTCGCTGAGCGCGATCACGATCTAACGCTGACCGTACTGTCAGCAGAGACCGGCATCGATAAGGGCACGTTGGCGACGTACAAGCGTGACGTGGCAATGCCTGCATGGGCGTTAGTCGCGCTGTGCGAATTCATCCCGGACGATCTGACATCACTGATGTTCGAGCCTGTCGGCAAGCATGTCGGCAGCGGGACAGTTGGCGATGGCGATTTCGACACGGCCGCGCTCGCTGCAAATGACTTTGCCGGTGAGGTTGTGCGTGCGCGCCATCCCGCGAGCCCCGGAGGTACGGCAATCGTCCCCCAAGAGGCCGCGGTGATCTCCGACAAAGGTCGTCGCGCCTGTGCAGCGATGCGGAGGGCAGCATGAAGCGCCTCGACTTCAGAAACCCTGAAACAATCAAGAAGGCCGCGAACTTCCCTCACTATGGGGAGGCAATGGCCTTAATCCGGTCGATCGACCCGCTCTGGAAGCTGGACACGACCGTGGACCACCCTTGGTTCGTGATCCTGAGCCGCGAAACCCATTTCTGTGACTGCTCGGAATGTACGTTATCGGAGATCGAACGGAAGAAGATCGCCGTTGACGCCCCCGACACCGCTGCGGCCGAAGTGGAGGCCTTGAACTCGCTCGATAACTTCGACGCAACTTACGATTGGGACGTGGATGGCGTTTACCCTGCGGACACTCTCGGCGTCTGTTTCCCTGATTGGATTTACGAGACGGAGGGCGAGGCATGAGCTGGTTCGTCTGCATGATGGTCGCGGTCTACTTCTCGCTGATCCCCGGCGACCACGCCGCCGAAGTGTCGATCTGGTGTGCCGCGGCCACCGTGATTTACGCTGTCAAGAAGCGCCAGTCATGACGGTAGAAGACCTCCCCGCATACTTTGCCTCGGAAGCCCGGTTCTACGCAGCCTGCGACCGTCTGGCTGAATACTGCCGCACCGCCAAGGCTCGCCAGTATCGCCGCAACCGCGCTGCACAGATCCGTCGTCGCGAAGGGGCAGGGGCATGAAGCGCCCACACACCCGGAATTGTTCGGACTGCCCCGGCACTATTTCCGACGAGAACAAGGGCGGTCGATGCCGTAACTGCTGCGCCCGCGCGCTCGCCGCAGACCCGGCAGTCGTCGCAAAGCGCGCGGCGAAGCGGTCGGTTACGATGGCCCGACCCGAGATCAAGGCCCGTCACCGCGCACAATGCAAGGCGGGCTGGCTCAAGGTGCTGGAGAAGCCTGAAGCACTGGAGCGCATGCGCCATTACGGCCGTACGGTCGGGCAGCGCAACTTCTACCGCTACCTCGATCCAGCGGCGCAGGCCGCAGCGCGCGCGGCGATCAGCCGCGGGCTGGCGGCGTGGTGTCCTGAAGACCGCCTGGAGGACAACCGCAACCTGAAGCGCAAGGGTGTCCTGCTTGCCGATCGCAAGCGGATGATCCTCGAAGAAACACCCGGCACCGTCGAGCATGCGCGCCGCTCGGTCGCCAACGCGGTCGATGTGATGCGCATCAAGCACGCTCGCACGAAAGCGCAGGAATACTGATGCCCGCGCAGATCATCCTCCCTTGGCCACCCAAGGAACTCTCGCCGAACTTCAAGCGACGGAAGCACTGGTCTGCCTACCGGCTGCCAACGCGGAAGTACCGCGAGACATGCTTCTGGCTCACCAAGGAAGCCAAGGTGCGCATCGGAGCGGGCGACGTGCCGGTGTTGATGACCATCGCATTCTCGCCGCCGGATCGTCGGCGCCGCGATGATGATGGAATGATCGGTGCGTTCAAGGCCGGTCGGGATGGCATGGCCGAAGCGCTTGGCGTTGACGACCACTGCTTCCGCCCGACCTACCGGATTGACGAGCCGGTCAAGGATGGCCGTGTGACGGTGACAATCGAGGGGGACGTATGACGTTCAACCCGAAAGGCCGCGCCCGCCTGTACGGCTGCATTGCGGCTGCAAACCACGGAACGATCGCCTCTGCCTTATGGGGTGAGGACCGGTCGCGAGCGAGCGTGCTGGCTCGCCGGGAAGTCTGGCAGCGCATGAAGGCTGACGGCCTGTCTATCGCTGCGATCGGTCGCATGACCAACCGCGACCACACCACAGTCCTGCACGGACTGAAGGCGGTGCGCGCATGAACGTCTCGGACCTCATGGAAGCGATGGCCGCTGCTGGCGCTCCAATGGAGGCCATAGTCCTCGCCGTCCGCGCCTTGGAAGCAAAAGACGCCTCGTTACAGGCATCCGAGAAGGCCGCTGCCGACAAGCGCGCCGCACATGCAGAATGGAAACGCAACCGTCGGGCAGAGATAAACGCGTCCATGGACAGTCCACGGACAGAGGATGGACAGTCCGCGCTCGCCCCCTTTCCCGCCCCCCCCAATGAAAATAATCTAACCCCCCCCACCCATACCCCCGTGAGACAATCGCGCTCGCACGTGAGGGAACCAAAATTCTCCCTGCCGAGCGACATTCCGGAAGAGGAATGGGACGGTTTCGAGGAAATGCGGAAGCGCATCGGCAAGCCAATGACCGATCGCGCCAGAACGCTGGCCATCTCCGAATTACGAAAACTCGCCGACGCCGGCCACCCGCCCGGCGAGGTGCTGAACCACTGCACGATGAACAGTTATCAGGGCATTTTCCCACCAAAGGACCAGAAACATGGACGACAAAACTCCCGCCGATCCGATGCGATCAGTCCTTCGCTTTCCGCTGCCGAGCGGTTCGCCAGTTACGGTGACCTACCGGCCCATTGACCCGATCGACAGCCGTTCGAAGTTCGCCCAACTGCTGAGCCCATGCCTCATCCTCACCGCGCCGAGCGGCATGGGCGAGGGCGAACGCGAGGCGTGGCTGCACGCCGCCTGGGCAGCGCTGAAGCACCTGCCATCCGATCTGATCGAGGCCGGGGCAAAGGTCGCGATGGCGAAGGCTGACCACCCAAGCAAGATTGTCCCCGCCATCTTGGCCGAAGTTGCGGACGTGTTCGATCGACGACGCAAATCCGCAGCGATGGATCGCCCGACCGCGCTGCCTGCGCCCCGCGAGACAGCCGAGGAAAAGGCCGAACGTGAGGAAGTCGCCAAGCTGATGGACGGGCTGGTCCGCAAGCTGAGTGCAAACGCATGATCGAGATCTGGGCCTGCCTCTGTGGCTATCAAGACGATCTCAGCGAACCGCAGGCTTGCCCGCACTGTGGCGACCCCATGTATCCGATACGCACTGGCTGGCGCGCAGACGGGAAGGGCAAGTGATGGGGGTAGTCGTGATCGACGTTCGCGAGTGGCGAGCCGCATTGGCATCTCAAGCAGCCACGCAACGCTTCCTTGATGTCCTGATGCAGCGCTTGGACGAGGCGGCTGGGACAGAGGGCTATGTTGGCCCGCAGATGCCTTGGCACGGCTGGGCCGATGATCTGGATGGCGCGTCATGACCCCGACACACACTGGATGGGTGGAGAGCGGCAAGTGAGCGGAGTATTCCTGCGACCGACATATGCCGACGACGCGGTAGCTGTGTTCAACGCGCTTTACCCCGACCGGCTCGTCCCGATTGCGTTCTTCCCTGCGAAGCAATGTGTAGGTGATGGCGGAGAGCCTGCGCAGGGCTTCACGCTGTTCCCTGACGATGATCCTGCGAACCCAGAGATATGGATAAGCGACGAAACTCCCGTCTACGGCGTGCCAGATGTTATATTCCATGAGTTGGCACACGTCGTCGCGGGGTTTGACGCCGACCACGGCCCGCAATGGGAGGCCGTGTACGATGCGCTTTGGGCGCGATTTGCCCCGCGAGGGATAGAAACCCGGCAGGGCGGAGACGGTACGGCTCCGTCGCGCAGCGATGATAGCCCGTCCGCAACGCGGCGCGCCGGAAATTATCCAATTAATACAACCGATCACACCCAAGGGGAATAGGGGCATGGCAAAAGCAGCACGAAAGACCCGTCCGGCACCTAAGCCCGCCATCGCCGGAATGGACGCAACACCGGAACGCTTGGCGAAGTCGGAGCACACGATCATCGACGCACAGCGCCTTTTGGGCGAGCGCATGGCAAAGGCACGTCGATGCCGTCCCCCGATCGATGTCCTGTTCGAGGTGGGCAGCCTGACAGAGGACGAGCATATCGCTCTCAGCTATTACGGCGACCAATGCCGCATGGCTCGACGCTCGCCGTTGAAAGACAGCCTCAACCAGGAGCGGGGCAGTGGTGGGCTTGGCCTGCCGGCTGCCGTTGTTTCGGCATTGCTGGCTGAAGCGCGCATCGACCGGGATCTAGGGCAGCTTCGCGACATCGCGCACGCCGTGGCTGTGGACGAGGTGTCTTTGCCACAGTGGTGCATTCAGAAGCACGGCGGGCGGGAGCGATACAACGGCGCCGGCAAGTTCGTGGCGATCGTCCCGGTGGGTGAGGTGAAGGCGATGCGTATGGCGCTGATGGAATTGAAATGGGCGGCCGGGAGGATCGTGAAGTGACGGGTTCTATTGACTGCCGGATATCCACCTACGACGACTGGCTTAACCTACTGAATCATCTTCGTGGGCTAGGGATGTCCACCCGTCTGGCGCGAGTGCTTGGCTATTACGTGATTGACCGCGATAATGTCCTGAAGGGGCTGGCCGGATTATCCACCTTAAGCGACTTAGAGCTTCGAAGGCTTCCAAATTTCGGAGAGGTTTGCTTTGCTGAGTTCCGCCGCATTTATCCGGTGCAAACGAAACTGTGAATCGTAAAATAGCGCTTGAATTCGCGCGGATAAAATGCCATCACACGCCATCTTGTTAGAGCCGCGTCCGAAAGGGTGCGGCTTTTTCCGTTTCTGCGGCCACGCCCCCTTCGGTCGCAGTAACCCGCCACCCTCTACCTGACGCGACAACAGCACACGCATTGGCGGCAGCGGTCAGCACTGGACGAGTGGCGGGGTCAATCAAGCATCGGAGACGCGCATGGCCCTGACCCGAGGCACAGGCAGCCGTTTGGCTGTTCAGACCACCACCATCAGCGGCGAGACGGTCGATATTCCTGCGTTCCTCGCGGTGTCCTCCACGCTGCCCGCTACGGGCGCTGGCGGGTACACCGATCGCAGCGGCTCGATCACGACGGCGAACACTGCCCAGACCGTAGCCCCTCTGAACGCCACACGCTCGGGCATGACTTTTCAGAACACCAGCGACACGGCTATGCGACTGACCGAGAACGGCGTCGATGCCACGGCTACGACCGGGTATCTGATTGCAGCCGGCGCTGCGGTGAACATCAGCACGTCGGATAAGGTCAGCGTGTTCTGCACGGTCGCGGGCAAAACCTTCGCAGCGACGGAATACTGAGCAAGTGCGTTTCAATGGCGCTATCGGGCGTTACCGGAAACCAAATGGAACGGCGGTGCTGCCGGCCCCAGTGATCCTGCCTACGCTGACGCTTACCGGCTCGCTCGCCTTCACCACGTCTTCGACCTCGGGAACGCTGGTCGCAAACATCGGCAACGTCCCGGCCGGCGTCACTCCGACGCTGACGCCGAACGACGGGCGCCTGGCTATAGCGGGCTCGGCTGGGGCTTGGACAGTCGTCGTTGGCCTGACTGCGGCGAATGCGGGCACTTTCATTCTGACCGTGCTTGCGACTGGCGCGAACTCCGCCGCCGCTACGCTTACGGTCAGCGCGTCGGTTGATCCGGTTGTCCCGGCAATCCAAACTCCTATGACGCTCGGCATGAACAGTGCAGGCGCAGGCGCATCGGGCACCGAGTTTTTCATGCGCGACCTGTCGCGGCATGGGCGCTACATCGTGCAGGGCGGTGCATCGAACGGGCAGGATCTCGACCCCTCGCTGATCGATTTCGACACGTATTTCCCCATCAGTCTGCCGTCTGGCGCGACAGGCGTAATCCTTGCCATCACCGATGGCGCGTGGATCGGCCCGATGGGCACGTACGCTTGGACGATCGACAACCGGTTCACCGTCACTAGCAGTGCGGCAAAAGACCTCAGCCCGGTAACTGACACAGATATCGTGTTCACCGGAAGTGCTGGCAGCGGGCAGGTGGCGATCGGCGGCATACCGCGGCGTTCAGGCTGGTCGCTGACCATCACCGGTCCCTTTTCGAGTCTTACAGCAGAGCAGCGCGGCCTAAAGATCCTGCCGCTCGGCGATACGAACCCAGAGCGCCTGTATTCGGACATGTGGCGTTCGGCGCTCCTCGCGACCGGCACTCGGTATTGGCGCCCGATGGAGGATCTGCGGGCCAACTACTTCGACGCCATCCAATACATGACGGACAAGGGCGCGCAGACGGGATTGCCGAGCGCGACCGTGCAGGCGATCGTCCAGGGCTGTAACGACTTGAACCTAGGCCTGACCTGGAACTTCCATGCCGGTGCCGGATCTGCATACGTTTCCCGTGTCTGCACCTATGTCGCGGCAAACCTCAAGAAGGGTCTGACGTTCAAGGTCGAGTACGGCAACGAGCCGTGGAACGAAGCCTTCCTTATGGCTAATTACATGCGGCATCAGGCGTGGATCGCGGGATATGCCGCGTCGGGCGGTGTGCGACCGGCCTGTGTTGGGTGGACCACATCCTCATTCGTCGGCAACAATACGCCGTTCTGGCAGCCCTTCGACCCTGGCACGGGCGTAACATCGCAGGCGTTTAATGCTGGCGACTACATCGCTGGCATTAGGTCGGGCTACGGGCAGTCCGTTTGGCGGTCGGCGAACAACATCGCTGCGGGTGCAACAATTCCTGCGCTGGGCGATGCGAACTTCGTGCTCGTTTCGGATGGCAACGCCCTCAACACGGGCAAGTGGCATTTTTACGCCGACAAGGTGTTGAACCTGTACCAGACGGCGCAAGCCGCGTGGGTCGGCGCTGGACATGCAAGCACGAACTGCCGCCCTGTCATCAATATGCAGGCAGGCCCCTACCTCGGGAACGAGAAAGAGGTCTTGGACCAGAACTCCAATGCTCTCTGGAGCGCCAACCCTTCGATCCAGCAGGCGCCGTACTGGTACACGTTCCTCGGCGACGACATAGGGACCGCGCCAACCAATACGACGCTTGATTCGCTGTTTACGACCGACAAAGCCGACGTTGAGCTAAAGCAGCATTGGGTCCGTGATCGCCGCATCGCGATCAAGGCGGCTGCCCCAGGGGGGATAACGCTCGGCGACGACTGCCACGAAATCTACGAGTGGAACCACCACAACATTTTTAGCGGAACGAACCGCTTCACGGTGTTCAATGCGTACCGCCGTGACGCCCGTATCGGGATGCTGCTGAAGTACGGCCTAACTCTCCATGCCGCGGACAATCCCGGCGCGCTGATGCAGATTTTCAACCTGGTCACAGGTGAAGCGCTCGACACGACGCAGGCTTGGGGCGTGTATTTCTACGCGAGCGAGGCGCAATCAACTCCGGCGAACCCAGAAGGTATTGCATTGAAGGAATGGTTCGACGCCTCGGTCGCCGGAAAGCCGTCGCTGGACATCTTCTGCAAGACGGCGCCGTCCGCGGGCACCCAGACGGTCACCATTCTCCGCGGCCCACAGCTCACCGGGGCAATAAGCGGCATCCTGCGCGCAACCGGCGGCGCATCGTTCGATTTACCGTTTACACTCGCCGCAGGAAGCCCTGCCGTAAATGTGACGTATACCGCGGTCGCCGGTCAGTCGCTGACGTTCAACATCGTGCCGCAAGTGAGCGTGTTCAGCGTTGGAGCGAACAGCGTCAATATCGCGGTTACGACCGCGGGCGTTGCATTGATGCCGAACATCGTGTGGCGTTCGAACGCGAATGGGCTCAGTTCGACGGATGGCGCGGCGATCGCGATGCCTGTCGTCGTCGGCGGGACAAGTGTACCGGCCACCACTGGCAGCGCGACCTATGTGGCGAATGCGGCGAACAGCAAGCCGGGCATCCGGTTCGGCGGGTCCGCTGTGCATACGGTCGTCCGCGCTGACCACGCTCCGTTCTTCAACGCGATCGATTCGCAGAACTGGACGGGCTACATCGCCTTCACCAACTCCAGCGCACAGGACGCGCTCGACTGCTTCCTGCAGATCAACGACGATCTCGACGCGATCCGTCTGAATCGTGCAACGTCGGCGGACGCAAGCTGCGGTTACGCTTCCAATGGTATCGGTTTGAACCATCTCACCACGCTGCTCGATAGCGGCGTTCACGTCCTTGGGATTCAGTCGCGCACGGCCTCGATCAGCGCCGGCGGGCAAACGGGCAGCGGGCGTACGCTCGTCACGCTCGATGGCCTGCCGATCGCCTCATACATCAACCCGATCCCGAAGACGGGTGCGAAGAACGGGACGGGTAACAGCTTTTTCGGAGCGTTCTACAACGGCGCGTATGGCGCGAATGTCACCCTGCTCGACGCGGCTATTTATGCAGAGAACCACTCGCTCGCACAGATGTGGGACAACACGAAGTATTTTCGCACGTTCTACGGCCTTGGCATGGCTTCGAAAATCCTGCTGGTGGACGGTAGCAGCCTCAAGGGCGGGGTCACCGCAGATGCCCAGGCATGGGCGACGGCGAACGAGATCACCCGCCAGTGCGGGCTTGCGTATGGCGTTGTCGGTACGACGGCCATCGGCGGCATCACCTATGCCGGGATGCGGGAGAAGGGCGGCGAACTTGATGCCTTCCTGTCGCGGCTTGGAGCGGCGAACTGCTACCTGTTGGCTGGCGAAGGGTACAACGAACTCGTCTCGGTATCGGCCACCACGGCAGCGGCAAACGCGGTCACGTATCTGAACGAACGTGTGGCGGCTGGCTGGCTGCCGGCCAATATCTACGTCGATACGATCACGGGCGCCACGTCAGCACGGCCCGGCTATGACAAATTCGCGGATTACGCGACGGCGGTCAAAGCCATCCCCGGTGCGAACGCGGGTCTCTCTGCGGTCAAGATCATCAACACCGCTGGCAACTATTCGGACAACGATTCCCTGGTCGGTGTCGGCAATACGACCCTGGTCACAGACGGCGTGCATCTCAACGGTAAGCCGAACTATCCGACCACGGTGTCCGGTTATCCGCGGCAGGTGGCGGCGGTTTACAAGACACCGATCACGGCTTTGGGGCTTGGCTGATGGCGGGCGTGGTCTGGGTCAACATCCTTTCTAGGGCGCCATCATGAGCGGACGGCCATCGACCTACGATCCCTCGTACTGCGACAGGGTGATCGAGTTGGGCAATATCGGCGCCTCCGTGGTCGAGATGGCGCACGATATTGGCGTGTCGCGCAAGACGTTGGAGCGCAACTGGCCGGAAGTGTACCCGGAGTTCGCCGACGCGCTGGAATACGCCCGTGAGGCGTCTCAGGTGTGGTGGGAGCGCAAGGGCCGGGACAGCCTGGAGAAGATCGGGTTTCAGGCGTCCGTCTGGTCGCGCTCGATGGGTGCGCGGTTCCCGAAGGATTGGCGTGAAACGAAGGCGAGCGAGATCAGTGGGCCGAACGGCGAGGCTATCCCGATCGCAGAGGTGAGGCGCACCATTGTCGATCCCGCAACGAACGCTTGATATACCGACTGCGCGGGTTTTTCAGCCGCTTCTGTCGCCGAGCCGGTACAAAGGCGCTTGGGGTGGTCGCGGTAGCGGCAAGAGCCACTTCTTCGGCGGGAAGCTGATCGAGGACAGCGTTGCTGAGCCGGGCTTGCTGTCGGTGTGCATCCGTGAGGTGCAGAAGACGCTGGCGCAATCGAGCAAGCGTCTGATCGAGAACAAGTTAGCTGATCTGCGGATTACCGAAGCGGACGGGTTCAAGGTGTTCAAAGAGGTGATCCAGACGCCCGGCGACGGCGCGATCATCTTCCAGGGCATGCAGGATCACACGGCGGAGTCGATCAAGTCGCTGGAGGGTTTCAAACGCGCGTGGGTGGAGGAAGCACAAACGCTGTCGGCAAACAGCCTCATGCTGCTGCGACCTACGATCCGCGCGCCGGGTGCCGAGCTGTGGTTTAGCTGGAACGCGAGGCGGAAGGCTGATGCGGTCGATCGAATGCTTCGGGGGGAAGAGCTTCCGTCCGGCGCGATTGTGGTCAAGGCGAACTGGCGGGATAATCCGTGGTTCAACGACGGGGATCTTGAAACCGAGCGTCTGGACTGTCTTCGCATTGAGCCGGATCAATATGGGCATATTTGGGACGGGGAATATGTCTCGATTGCATCTGGCGCCTATTACGCCAAGCAACTGATTGAGGCGAAGAACGAAAACCGCATCTCCGGGGTCGCGTTTGATCCGCTGATGACGGTTCGGCTGTTCTTCGACATCGGCGGAACGGGTGCCAAGGCCGACGCCTGCTCGATCTGGCCGGCGCAGTTCATCGGCAAAGAAATCCGTACGCGGGATTACTACGAAGCGGTTGGACAGCCGCTCGCAACGCACATCAACTGGCTGCGGTCGAAGGGATATGGACCCGACCGCGCACAGATATGGCTGCCGCACGATGGCAGCACGCAGGACAAGGTTTTCGACGTGTCATACGAGAGCGCGCTACGATCGGCGGGCTATTCGGTGACGGTGGTTCCCAATCAGGGGAAGGGTGCTGCTGCTGCCCGTGTGGAGGCGGCGCGCAGGCTGTTCCCCAAGATGTGGTTCGATGACGCGACGACCGAAGGCGGGCGCGATGCCCTTGGCTGGTATCACGAACGCCGGGACGAAACGCGCAGCATCGGGCTTGGCCCGGAGCATGATTGGTCGAGCCACGCGGCGGACAGCTTCGGCCTGATGGCTGTGGCTTACGAGGAACCCAGCGACAACTGGTCGAAGCCGATCGGGCGCACCTCACGCGTCGTCTGAAGCAATCCGGGTGCGCAGCGGTCACTGCGCGAGTGCACACGTAGGAGAACATACATGGTTGCGAAGAAAGGGCCCCCGTCCGCACTGGAGACGGGGAAGAGCGGCATCGCGTCGGTAGGTGATGAATCGGGCAGCATGGTCTATGCCGTCCAGCTTCACACGGCGGACAAGGGCCTGGAGGTCAAGTACGTCAGCGCCAAGTCGGGCGACGAGGCTGCACAGAAGGTGCTGGCCGCGAACAACTACAAGGAAGCCACCATCCGTGGCGTGACGCCGGCCAGCGATCCGGATGCCAACAGCCTGGGCGGCGAGCGTGATGCCGCGCAGATGATCAGCAACGCGGAGAATGGCGGCGCGATCATCAACACGCTCGGCACCGACGCCAACCGGGTCGCGACCGAAGCGCTCGGCAAGGCTGACATCGAAGAACTGAAGAACTGATGCCGAAAATGAAGGACGCCGACCTTCGCGAGCTTGTTATCAAGCGGAGAGACGCGTCCTTCAAATACGTCAGCAGCGAGCTATCGTCCGCCAGGCGTGAGGCTTTGCGCTTCTATCGCGGCGACAACATGGACCTGTACGGCGATAGCGGCGACGGGTTGTCCACGGTCGTAAGCCGGGACACGATGGAAGCGATCGAGAGCATGCTTCCGTCGCTGATGAAGCCGTTCGTGGCGGGTGACGAGACCGTCCGTTTCGAGCCGACCGGCCCGGAGGACGAGGAACCTGCCAAGCAGGCGACCGAATACATCAACTACCTGTTCCAGAACCATAACGACGCCTTCCGGGTGATCTACGACAGCCTGAAGGACGGGCTGCTCTATCGCTACGGCTGCGCCAAGGTCGTGATGGAAGAGGTGGAGGACAGCGCCGAGACGTATCGCAGCGTTACGCCGGAAGAGCGCATGGCTGCCGAGGCTGCTGGTGAATTGGAGATCGTCGGCGACATCGAGGAGAACGACGATGGGACGTTCAACCTGCGCGCGAAGCCCAAGGCCAAGCGCAAGATGTTCCGCGTTCACGTCATCGCCCCCGAACAGTTCATTTTTGAACAGCGCCTGTCCTCGCTGGCCGATGCCACGTTTCTCGCCCACCATGACGAACGGGTGGTTGGCGATCTGATCGCAATGGGCCTGCCGAAAGCCAAGGTCGAGAAGCTGCAAGCCGGCATGCCCGACACGCTGGAAGACGACGAGCGGCACCGGTACGACAGTGAGCGCGAGAATCTGGACGACGCCGATCCCGCCCGCAAGGTATGGGTCGATGAGTGCTATATCCGCTGCGACTATGAGGGCGACGGAACCCTTAGCTGGCGCAAGGTGGTTATCGCCGGGAACGACAACACGCTGTTGCTGAACGAGGAGGCGGACGACCATCCTTTCGAGGGCTGGACGCCGATCCCCGAGCCGCACAAGCTGGTCGGGCAGTCGATCGCCGATCTGACCCGCGATATTCAGATGCAGAAGACCGCGCTCAAGCGTGAGACGCAGAACGCGGCTTATCTGGCGAACCGCCCGATGCGGGAAGCGGTCGAGGGGCAGGTCAACCTTGATGATTTGCTGAACCCAACGGTCGGCGGCGTGGTTCGGGTGAAGCAGGTTGGCATGATCCGCGAATTGCCATCAGGCGGCGCGAACGTGATCGACCAGGCAATGCAGCTCATCGAAAGTCTCGATGCTGACCGCGAGGCACGGACGGGCGTCACCCGGTACAATCAGGGCATGGACGCCAATAGCCTGAACAAGACGGCGACGGGCGTCTCGATCATCTCGAATGCGTCGATGCAGCGGCAGGAACTGGTCGCGCGCCAGTATGCCGAGAGCTTTCTGAAGCCGGTATTTCTCAAGATGCTGGGATTGGTCAGCCGCCATCAGGACAAGGCACAGGTCATTCGCCTTCGCGGCAAGTGGGTCGAGATGGACCCGAGCGAGTGGAAGACCGGATACGACATGTCTGTTTCTGTCGGGCTTGGCACCGGCAACAAGGATCAGGTTATGGCGCACCTTCAGGCGCTTCTGGCGGTGCAGCAGCAGATCGCAGAGGGGCAGGGTGGTCCGAACGGGCCGCTGGTGACGTGGGAGAATATTTACGAGGTCGCCAAGCAGCTTCCGGCCACGATGGGCCTGAAGGGCAACGATCGCTTCTTCACCGACCCCGCGCCGGACGAAGGCGAACAGGGTGGCGAGCAACAGCCCCAGCAGCCCGATCCGGCAGCAACGCAGGCACAGGCCGCGCAACAGGCCCAAGCGCAGGCTGAGCAGGAGAAGCACGCAGCCGAACTGGCGCAGAAGCATGATACCGCAGTCGAGGTGGCGAACATCGACGCAGACGCCAAGGTTCGAATTGCGAGCATTGGAGCTGTCAAAGAATTGGTCGTAGCCGGGCTTAGTGTCGAGGAGGCGGGGGCAATCGTAGAGTCTGCCCCAGACGTGTTCGCCGGCGCTACTTCAGATTCTGAACAAGGGCAGCAGCCGGTGCCGATGGATGCCCCGGAAATGGCGCCAGAGCAGGCACTGGACGTTGATCCGGAACTTCTGGCGGCAATGGTGGCCCAAGAGCAGGGGATGGCCCCTGACGACGGCTCACAGCCTGAAATGGACATGCCGCTATGAGCGACAGCGAAGCCCGCGCCCGTGACGCAAGCCAGCTTCTCGATAACCCCGTGTTCAACGAGGCGATTGACACGCTGAAAGAGCGCGCAATTGCCTCATGGCTGGCGTGCAAAGATCCTGTGGAGCGCGAGCGCCTGTGGATGTGGACGAACCAGGCCATCGCACTGCGCGGCTATTTTCAATCGATCGTGGACAACGCGCGGCTTGATGCTTCGCGGGTCGCGAAAAGCCCCCTTCCGTAACCCCAAACAGGGAATTTCAACATGGATACTGCGGCCACCCCGGAAACGGGAGCCGTTGGCGCGCCTGCGTCGATGGACAGCGTACTCGCTGAATTCGAAACGGGCACGTCCCCTCCCGAGGACGTAGCGGCGGAAGTCGTTCGGGAATTGGACGCAGAAGCCGAAGAAGGCCAAGCCGCTGAGGCAGCCGACGACGGGGAAGCGACCGACGCAAGCGAAGACGGTGAGGACGACCAGCCCAACCCCGACGAGCCTACGGAAGATACCGGCACTGATCTGGATATGGATCGCGTCGTCACGGTGAAGATCGATGGCGAAGACGTGCAGGTGCCACTTTCGGAGGCGCTGAAGGGCTACAGCCGGGAAGCCGACTACACCAAGAAAACGCAGGCGCTGGCGGAAGAACGGAAGTCTTTAGAGACGACCCTAACCGCGAAGTACGCAGATAACCTGAAGCAGGCGACTGACCTGTTCATGCAGACCGACCCCATCCTTGCCGAGGCGAGCCAGATCGACTGGAACGCCCTCGCGCAAGCGGACCCATCCACCTATACCCAATTGCGCGCGGCCGTGGATCAACGGCTTGGCGTGATCGGACAGGCACAGGCTGAGTTGCAACGCGTCACGCAGGAAACTGCCCGCGCCGAGCAGGAACGGAATGCCGAACAATCCCGTGCCGAAGCCGACGCACTGATCAAGGCGCTGCCTGATCTCGCCGATGCTTCCAAAATGACTGAGTTCGCCAAATCGACCGTCGATTATCTCCGGGGTTCTGGTTTCCAGGACGCAGAGATCGCCGACCTGATCGATCACAAGGCGCTCCTCATCGTGGACAAGGCGGCAAAGTGGGATGCCCAGCAGAAGGCGAAAGCCCAACTGCCGGCCCGCAAGGTCGTCCCCGTGTCGCAAGTCAAATCGCTGCGCACGGACGGCTCTTCAGGTTCTCAACCCCCTCGCAAGCGCCTCTCGCCGAACGCCTCGCGCGAACAGCGGGTGGAGCACGTCGTAAACGAATTCTTCAAGGACTGAAGCAATGGCTGCACCTACAAATACCCTGCTGACCTTCTCTGCGGTCGGCAATCGCGAAGACCTGCTCGACAAGATCTTCAACATCTCGCCGGTCGATACCCCGTTCTTCTCGATGATCGAATCGTCCAAGGCGACGGCGACCTATCACGAATGGCAGACCGAGGTTCTGAACGCCGCTGCGCAGAACGCGCAGATCCAGGGCGACGACGTGACGTTCGGTTCGCCGATCATCACGACCCGCGTCGGCAACCGCACGCAGATCATGCGCAAGGAAGTCATCATCTCGGGCACGCAGGAAGCGGTCGATAAGGCCGGCCGCAACTCCGAAATGGTCCGCCAGATGGCGAACAAGCGCAAGGAACTGTACCGCGACCGTGAGTTCGTGTTGCTGTCCAACCAGGCGCCTGTCACCGGCAACTCGGCGACTGCCCCGCAGCTTCGCCCGACGCTCGGCTGGTATTCGACCAACGTCAACATGGGCTCGGGCGGCGCGAACGGTACGACCACCACGGCTCGCACCGATGGCACCCAGCGCACGCTGACCGAGGCGATGTTTGCTTCGGGCATTCAGTCGGCGTGGACCAACGGCGGCAAGCCCTCGATGGTCGTTACCGGCCCCAAGCAGCGTACCGTGATCGACGGCTTCAATGGCGGTGCCACGAAGTTCTACTCGATCGAGGACAAGAAGCTGGCCGCGACCATTCAGGTGTACGAAGGCTCCTTCGGCACCGTCAAGATGGTGCTGGATCGCTTCGTTCGCGGTGGTCAGACGGGCGCCGATCGTGAAATCCAGTTCGTTGATCCGGATCTGTGGGCGTTCGCCACGCTGCGTCCGTTCCAGGCGCTGGACATTGCGAAGACCGGTGACAGTGAGAAGGGAGTTATCCTCTTCGAAGGCACGCTGGAAGCGCGGCAGGAAGCGGGCAACGCGCTCGTCGCCGATCTCACCTGAGCGCAACAACACGACCAATGATCGGGCGGTTCCTTCGCGGGAGCCGCCCTTTTTTTTGAGGGGACGCCCATGCGCACTCTGACGCAAGACACACAGAGCGGCGTCCGTGAGACGTTCAGCTACGACGCGGCGGACGATACCGTCGTGGTCCAGCACTCGCAGGACAATACGCGGCTGATCGACGCCATCGCCAAGGCGAACAGCGAAGGCACGAAGGAAGTGGCCGGCATGCGCCTTGTAGCGGAAGTGCCGATCGCCGATGCCATGCAGTTCTGCCAGGATCGCGGCATTCCGTGGGCCAAGTTCCTGTACGGGAAAGATTACGATAGCGAGTTCAAGCGTTTCATTCAGGAGCGCCCGAAGCTGGCTTATGAACATCGCGGGCGCCGGGTCGCGCTCTGATGGCATTCGACACGCGCGCCGATCTCGTTGCAGCGGTGGCCGGATGGCTCAACCGCACCGATCTCGCAGCGCGCATCCCTGAGTTCATCCGCCTGACCGAGGCGCGGATGAATCGCCTGCTTCGTGATCCCAGCCAGATCGTCACGACGACCGTTTCCTTCACTGCGGGTTCCGGCGCGCTGCCTGTTGACTTTGGCGAGATGATCTCGCTTGGGCAGCAGGGTAGCCGCCTGACGCAGGTCACGCCCGGCGAGTTCGGCACCTATCGCGCGCAGGCCGGTGATGCGCGGGTCTATTCGGTGATCGGTGGCAACATCGTAATCCTGCCGGCCGGGGCATCGGCCAGCCTGAATATTGCCTACTACCGTTCGATCTCGCCGCTCATCGTGGATGGTTCGACCAACTGGCTACTGAGTCGCGCGCCTGACATCTATCTATGGGGCTGCCTGCTCCAGGCCGAACTATATGGCTGGAACGACGAGCGCTTGCCCTTGCTCAAGACCGGGTGGGATGAGGCCATTGCGGAATTGCGGATCGATGGCGAGCAGCGCCGTTGGGGTGCTGCGCCCCTTGCCCCGAAGATTCGGCGCCGCTGATGGCACGCTTGATCTTCGGGCCTTGGGAGCCGGATAAGCCGGGCTTCCTCACCGAGAGCGTCCAGACCGCGAACAACGTCTATGCGGCGACGAACGGCTATCGTCCGATTCGTCAGTTCGTAGCCTTGGCGGGTGGCACCTTGCCGGCTGCTTGCGTTGGTGCAGGTTCGTTTGTCTCGCCCGTTGGAACGACCACGATCCTCGCCGGCACGCAGGCCGCGCTGTATCGCGCACGCGCAACCGAGTGGGAAGCAATCGGTACGGGGTATAGCCTGCAATCCGGATCGCGCTGGCGGTTCGCACAATATGGCTCGCTCGCCATTGCAACGAACGGCATCGACCCGATGCTGAAGATCGACACGCAGACCAGCGACGTTGCCTTGCTGGGCGCCGGGGCGCCGGACGAAGCAGGGACGCCGCCTCGCGCGCGCATCTTGGCCGGGGTGAAAGACTTCCTCGTCGCGGCGGTGATCGATGATGACGTTCGGACGCTGGCGTGGTGCGGCATCAACAACGCGGAATGGTGGACCTACGGGCAGAACCAGTCCGACTATCAGATCATGCCTTCGGGCGGCGAGATTACGGGCCTGTTCGGGGGCGAGGTTGGCATCGTGCTTCAGCGCAGCCGTATCAGCCGCATGACTTACGTCGGGGACAACATCGTGTTCCAGTTCGATGAGATCAGCAGCAACGTCGGCTGCATCTCGCCGCACTCGACTGCGCAGTGGGGCGGGTTGGGCTTCTTCCGTTCCGACAGCGGCTTCATGATGTGGGACGGGTCGGGTCTGCGCCCGATTGGGCAGGAGCGGGTCGATAGGCACTTCTCCAGCCGGTACAGCCGCCCCGATTACGACCGCATGAGTACCGCCATCGATCCGGCGAACAACCTCGTCGCATGGTCGATGGGTGACGCGATCTATTTCTATAATTGGGTGCTTGATCGGTGGACGATCTCGGACTTCTCGGCGTCGATCATCTTTCCGGGGTTCAGCCGCGACATCTCGCTGGACGAACTGGATGCGCTTTACGGCTCGCTAGATGCGGTCCCGGTGTCACTGGATAGCCCGATCTTCCTTGGCGGCGACCCACGGTTCTACGTGTTCAATCAGGCGAACACAGTCGGCACGTTCTCAGGCGATACGCAGGCCGGCACGGTACGCAGCACGACGTTCGAACCGGCGACTGGACGTAGCGGTCGGCTGCGGTGGACGCGCCCGATCAGCGATGCGGAAACTATCAGCGTCGGCGTGACGGCTCGCAACCGACTTGGGCAAACGGATGCCGAGACGGTGTATCCTGGCATGACGGCATCGGGCGATGTCGCGGTTCGTGAATGCGGGCGCTTCATTACGCTGGCGCTGCTCTTCGATGCGGGTTCGATCTGGACCTACGCTCAGGGGCTGGATTACACCATCGAGCGCGGGCCTGTGCGATGACGGCGGCGGTCTACTGGTTCATCTGCGCACGAGAGGCTTACCCCTCTGCACTGCCGACCGTTGCTTCATCGCAAAACGACTTCAACCGCAAGGTCGCGAATTCGATCGCGGGGGTGCGCAAGAGCCGACACGGGATCGGGGATTTGCTCGCGAGGCCAAACGCGAACGCGATCACGGATCACCTTCTGTGCGACGGATCGCCAATTCTGCGAACCAGCTACCCGCAATTGTTCGAGGAGATCGGAACCGAGTGGGGGGCGGGCGACGGGGTAGCGACGTTCAACCTGCCGAACCTGACGACCGCAGCGCTGCCCCTGCCGGCAACAGTGCCGCCACAAGTCATCGGCGACGGCGGGACGGTATCGACGGGCGGGACGGTCAGTAATCCAACCTCTCCGGGGCAAACGGGCGGAACGTCGGGCGGCAATGTCGGAACGGGCGGGCGTCCTCTTCTCGCCCCGGTGTACGACGGTCTGCCATTTGAATGATCTACGCAGACTGGCGCTCCGCATTCTCAGCCGTGTTGGACCCTAGGCTCTACACTATCGAATGGCTGGATCGTCAGATTGCAACCGGCGCCGCGCATTTCATGGCGTCGGACAACGCCGCGATCATCACCGAATTTCGCCAATACCCAACCGGCGCGAAGGACATCCACGGCCTGATCGCGGCGGGTGATCTGGAGGAAATCGTGCACATCCTGATCCCGGCAGCCGAACACCTCGCGGTGCAAACCGGCTGCGTCGGGGCCATCATCGAAAGCCGGGCGGGGTGGGGCAAAGTCCTCCAGCAGAGTGGCTATCAGCCGTATCAAATCGCACTGCGTAAGGAATTCTAGGATGGGGCTGTCTTCGTCAAAATCGACCAGCAAGACAAACGAGACGGCAACGGTAGCGCCAAGCTCGGTATATCAGCCGTACATCAATAACGCCGCTGATCAGCTACTGCCGGGGTTCAATGCGGCGACCGCGAACAACGCATCCTTGATGCCCCGCGTGAACGGTGCGCTGGACTATTCGCAGAGCGTGCTGAACGGGGACTACCTTAAGGGCAACCCGTATCTGGACGGCGTGGTCAGCAAGAGCAATGCCGACATCACAACGGGCGTGGACAGCCGGTTTTCGTCGGCGGGGCGGTACGGGTCGGGCATGCACGCCGGAATTCTCGCGCGCTCGCTGGCAGATAACGAAAACCAGCTTCGGTATCAGAATTACGCGACTGAGCGCGGCTATCAGAACGCGGCGCCGGGGCAGATCGCTGGCCTTACGGGTGTGTCTGCTGCGCTTCCGCAAGCCGCATCGGGCACATATGCCGACCAGATCAACGCGCTGCTCGGCAAATATACGACGGGCACGAGCGACGGGACGAACGTGACGAAATCAAGCCCGAGCATCCTGTCCATGCTCATCCAGGCGGGTAACAACGCTGCCAAGGCGGCGGCGGGAGGCGGTTGATGATTGGATCGTTTGGCAAACCACGCGCTAAGTCGCCTTACGCTATTGATGAGAGCGGTGCATTGCCTCAGGTTGGCGAATATCTCCCCCAGCAAGGCCCGCTCGCAGCCGAGGTCGCGAAGAAGCCGGGGTTTTTCGAAGGTGGCGGGCTGGGTCAGTCCATCCTGAATTTTGCTCTGGAGGCGGCAACAGGGGTCCCCAGCGCCGCGCACCGTGAGCAAGCCGAGACGCGCAAGATGAGCATCTTGCAGCGGCATTTGGCGATGACCCAAGCCGCTGAGCAGGCGACCGCTGATCGAACTCGTTCGGCAAACAACCAAGACTTTTATGCCCACGAGGACTACAAGCGGAACAACCCGATGCCCGCTGCCGTACCTGCTGCGGTAGAGATCGCGCGCCAAGCCGGACTTATGCCGGGCACCCCGCAATGGACAGCGGCACTGACGGCAGCGATCCCCGGCTACAGCTACACCGCACCCGTCATGCAGGCAAAGACGCAGGCGCAGATCACGGTCGCGGATCGGCGCGCTGCGAACTCCGCATCTCTGAAGTCGCAGCCGACCTATGCGCAGAGCAATCCTCGCCCAACAGGCGGCGGACGCGGCGGCAGCAAGCCCGCAAAACTTCCCACTGGCTTCATTCTGGATTGATCGCCCATGCCTGATATTCAAGAAGGCCAGACGGCCACGAACCCGAAGACCGGCCAGAAGATCGTCTATAAGGGCGGGCAATGGCACTCGGCTGCGGCTGATCCATCGGCACCGGCCCCGGCGCCAAGGTTGAGCGCCGCAGAGAGTAAGGCGCAGGTCGCACTGTCCGCCAAACTGCGCGGTGCCATGAGCGTGGAACGCCAACTCCGTGACATCCGATCGCAATACGACAAGAACTTCAAAGGCGTCGGGCCTGCGTCGTTGCTGGAATACCTTCCCACCCAGCAGCGCAAACAATTCGATGCGACTGCGAACGGGATGCGCCCCTTGCTGAAGCCCTTGGTTCGTGATCCAGGCGAAGGCGCCTTCACCGATGCGGATCAAGCCTTGCTGGACTCTCTCATTCCTGACGGTGGGAAGATGGATAGCGAGAACGAGCAGCGTTTCCGCAACATCGAGGGCATGATCAGCGATGCTCGCCGCAATGCCGTCAAAGCACCCCCAGCGGGTCGCATGGGCCAGTTCAAGGTGATCCGATGAGCAAAACCTATCGCATCAGCACTCCGGACGGCAAGGTTATTCAGGTCGAAGGCCCGGAGGACGCGACCGACGAGGAACTGGTCGCGTTTGCGCGTTCGCAGATTGGCGATGCGTACAAGAATGATGCGGTGGTCAAGGGGCCGGATGTTGCCGGCGCAGCGAAGGGGCCGGATGATTCCAACCTGCTCGGCTTCGGGGTAGACGACGGCAAGCGGTCGCCAAAATCCAACCTTCAAAGCCTGATCATGCAGGGGCTGACGTTCGGCGGTATGGACGAAATCATGGGCGGCGCGAACGCGATCGGTAACGCGGTTGCCGCGCCGTTCATGTCCAGCGTCAATTTCGACCCATACGGTGCCTATAATCGCGGTCGCGATGAAGAGAACGCGATCGTCGCCAAGACCCGGCAGGACCACCCTTGGCTTAGCGCAGGGTCGGAGTTGATCGGCAACCTGCTTACTGGCGGCGCTGCGGTGGCCGGACCTCGGTCACTATTGGGTGCGACGAAGGCGGCAGCGAAGACTGGCGCTGTGGGAGGTGCGGCGTACGGTTTTAATACCGGGGACGGCATCAACAATCGGATGGTCGGAGGCGGCATCGGCGCGCTCGCCGGGGGTGCGTTGGGCGCGGCTCTGCCGGCGCTGTTCCAGCAGGGCGCAAGGCCGATCCAGGCTGCTATCGACTATCTGCGCCCCAACAACGGCCTAGGCGGGCAATTGGTCGCCAGATCGCTCCTTCAGGACGGTATTTCCCCCCGCAATGCCGGCGCGGCTATGGATGCTGCGCGTGCGCGGGGCGTTCCTCTCACGCTGGCGGATCTTGGCGAAAATACGCGGGGGCTCGCGGGTGCTGTATCAAGGAAGCCTGGTCGTGCGCGTACGATTGCCCGCGAGGCCGTCACCGGCCGGCAGGCAGAGCAGGGTGAGCGGGTTCAAGGGGCGTTAGAGCGCGATCTTGGCCCAACTGGGTATGTTCCGCAGCTTTCCGACGACTTGCGTACCCAGGCGCGAGCTGCCGCCTCCCCGTTGTACGAGAAGGCATATTCGGCGCCCGCTATCTCGTCGCCGGAATTGGAATCGCTCCTTGCTACCCCAGCCGGGCGGCAGGCTTTGGCCCGTGCGCGTACGATTGCGGCCAACGAACGGAAAGACCCGTCCAAGCTGGGGTTCGCGCTCGACAAAGACGGCGGGGTCGTCCTTTCGCCTGACATGTCGCTGGCAGCCAATGGCGATGTGATCCGAGAGGCGCAGCGCGCACCTGCATACACTCCGGAAACTCTGGACTATGTGAAACGCGGCCTAGACGACGTGCTGGAAAGCAAGCGCGATATGGTGACGCGTAGGCTCCCGACCGATGAGGATACCCGCGCGGTCAACGGCGTACGGCAATCATTCGTTTCGGAACTTGACCGTCTGAACCCCGACTACAAGGCAGCGCGGGCGGCATATCAGGGGCCGGCGCGGGCTGCACAGTCGCTGGAGGCCGGGAAAAAGGCTGTTGGTGCATCGGCAGATGACATTGCGCGCATGACGGCTGGAATGACGGATGTCGATCGCGCGCAGTTCGCTCTTGGGCACAGGTCGGCATTATCGGAAATGCTCGCCCGTCGCGTGGATGGGAGCAACAAGGCAGCAGCGCTTATCGGTTCGCCGCGCAAGCGGGATGCTATCGCCGAAGCCTATGGCGCTACTGGTAACGTGCCCCGCTTCGGCCAGACCCTTGATGATGAAAACGCGGCCTATCAGACATATCACGCGATTACTGGCGGATCGCAGACGGCAAACCGCTTGGCCGATGATGCCGCAATCGATGACGGCGCCCTACTTCAAGATGTTACGGGCAGCGTGGTCAAGGGCGTGGCGAACGGGGGAATTTCCGGGGGCATCGCCGAGTTGATCGGGCGTGCCCGCGATGTCGGCAAATTCGGAGCCGGCAAAACCGGCGAGCGCGCACGCGAGAGCGCTGGCACTCTCCTGTTCGAGCAAAGCCCTGCGGCTGTCGCGGATGCTCTGCGGAACGCCCGACAGATTGAGCTTCAGCAGCGTATTGCGCGGCTTAGGGCGAACCAGCGGCTGGTTGAAACTGCCAGTTTGCTGGGCCGGAGTGCTGGCGGCGCCGCTGCTTACGGAGCCCGCCCTGTCGAGTGATGTGTCAGCCGACAATAGACCACCCGAGATGAAACGTGATGCCTACGAAAAAGGCTATGACGGCTACAAATAAGCCGAGCATCGCCATCATTGCCAACGGACGTTCACGCCAAGGATCGTTCATACCCTGACGCTACCCCAATTCCCGCCCAACTTCCAGCCCGTCCGCTCACCCGAGCAGGCGGGCTTTTTTGCCCGGAGAAGCCAATGCCTTTCGGCACGTATTCCGCGACCCCAAGCGCGAACACCTCGATCGCGGGAAACAACATCAGCGAGGGTGGGCCTCCGTCTGCGATCAACAACGCCATCCGCCAGATCATGGCCGATGCGCGTCTGTTTTCCGATAGCATCCCGCCCACGCAGGCGCTTGCAACGCAGGCCATCCTGGCGTCTGCGACCGTTGGCGTTTACCCGACTGCGGCTGGCTCAAACATCCCGCGCGGGATGCTTCAGGCAGGCGTCGGAACGATCACGCCGGGCACTACGGGCACAAACGGCACTTTCCCAGTGACGTGGACGGGCGGTAACTTCCTCATCAATCCGAGCGCGACGTTCACGGTTGCAGGAGGCGTCCTGACCGCGTTCACCGTTACCGGGCCGGGCCTGCATATCGGCGCAACGGCGACAGTGCCGACCCCTTCCTTCGCGGCCTCGACCGGGCTGACTGGTGCAGCGGTCGCGTTGACGGCGGATTTCCTGATCGCATCCGGCATCGGTTACTGGGTGGCGCGGGCAGGGGGTGAATGGCTCGACCGCTACACGAACAACAGCGGAGTCGCGACCGCTACCCCATCGGTGACATCGATCTATGTTGGCGATCTCAGCGGCGTTGCGACCGTGGCGGCAAACATCGCTGCTGTAACGACCGTTTCTACGAACATCGCCGCCATCAATGCCGCGCCGGCCGCAGCTACAGGTGCAGCCGCCAGTGCGCAACTCGCGGCCGATTGGGCGGAGAAGGCAACCCCTCCCGCTGGCGACGGGACCAAATCTGCCAAGACGTGGGCAGGTGCCGCGCAAGCCGCTGCCGCTGAACTCGGATCGGCTGCTACCCTTACGACTGTTCTAGACAGCGGCACCGTCACCGAGATTGCCGGCGACACGATTGTCAATCGCCCGAAACGCGTTGTTGCAAAGGCGAATTTCGGCGCGCTGACAGGCGGCAGTCCTGATGTTTATGCCAACGGCGACCCATTCATCATTCCCTACTCGTCTGTCGTGCCTGGCCTGCCGAGCGCTGTCGCGGGCGGCGACAATCGGCTTTTCGAGGTTCGCATTCCAGCCGGGGTGCAAATCACCGGCAGCGGCGCCAAAATCGCTATTTATCTGGTCAATCCTTCGGCACCGCTGAGCTACACAGACGCCGGGAGCCAGCCATTCTATTCCAGCGGCGTGGACGCCGCGCGCGGACCTCGCCTCGTAGGGACATGGGATTTGTCGGCGTTTCCCACGGGCATTCTGACTCGTGAATTGCTTTTCACGCCCGCTACACCTCTGTCTGTCCAGCCCGGCGATATGCTTGGTTTCGGGGCCGTCAACGTCAACCTGCCGATGAGCATCAGCAATGGGCCATCCGGTGCATATGCAGGGAATGGCTATGCCGTTGTCGGGATAACCGGAGGCGACCCATCGACGGCGATCGAGGCGATCAACAGTGGCAACCCCCTGTTTCTGTACTTCGGGCAGGACTCGTCGCGCCGCATCCTTTACACTGCCCTGGTCGCATCCGGCCCGGTCCGCGTGGGGATGACCGGGCCATCCGCGACCGTCACGACCGGTGCAGACGGGCAGCTTGCCGACATGCGGGTGCTGGGGGCAGTCGCCGACGCGCCGGCACAGATCACGTCGCTCGCGGCCCGCGTCACGACTGCTGAGACGGCAATCACCAATCTCGGCGGCAACACCGGGCCGAAGGGCGATGCCCAGCACATTCGCGATTATGCGGCGAACGTGGTGATCGGCGCGCATGTGGTGGGCGACAACACGGTAACGACCCTGACCGATCGCTTCTCGTCTGCCGATATCGGCAAGACGATCTGGGTAACGCACGCGGACGGTGGCGGGCTGCCTCGCGGAACCATCACCGCGATCTTGGCTGGCAACAAGGTGCGGGTATCCACGAACTGGACCCTCAGCGGAAACGGCTCACGGGTCGAATTGGTCTGGGGATCGAACGACACGAGCGCCCTGACCGATCTTTGGGGCCAGACGCTCAAGACCGCCATCTTCCGCCCGGCGCCGGGATCGTTCATTTTCACGGCGCCGTTCGCCGACTGGCGCTCGCAAGGCACTCGCGGCCTCGCCTTCATCGGCGCGGGCATGGATGCGATGAACTTCTTCGCCTCGCCCGACTTCGACTTCTCCCTGATCAGCGGCCAGCAATATCGCAGCATGCTTGTCATGGCGTCAGGGCAGTCGCCCTTCGAACGCGCCACCTTCTCGGGTTTTTCGATGTTTGGCCCGATGGCTGGCTATTCGCAAAAGCCCGCAAACACGTCCGCTTTGGTGAACGTCTGGAATGAGGCACTGATCGAGAACGTTCACGTTCAGTCCTTCGCCGGTCTGGACGCTGCTATTGAAAGCCGAGGCTCGGTTACGCTGAAGCACGTCCGCTCGAAGCAGCATTCGACGCTAGGGACGATCGGGTTCCGCTGCATCGGTGCCGACGTGAATGCCTTCGATCTCCACACCGGGAATTGCTCGGGTGCAGGCACGTACATAGGCAACGTCAACAACGTGGGCGGGGTGGGCTTGCGTTGCACGATCGCCAGCAGCCTGTTCGATGAGAGCAGCGCGGGTGCCCTTATCTTGGACAACTCCGAGGTCAAGATCATCAGCTCCACGGCGTTTGGCGGGCCTCCCGAGGGTGGCACCGCCATGCGCGGCCTGTCGGCGAAAAACGGTTCGAAGGTTACCTTGATCGGAAGCCGCGTGCTTGGCTACGGCGCGGCTGAAGTGCGGAATGGCGCGCAGACCGACGCAACCTCTATCCTCAAGGTGCTGGCAGACAGCTCGGTCACTCCAGGCGGTGCGGGTTCGGGCATCGCGCTCGCGAACGCTGGTCAGACGTTCAAGGATGCAAGTTCGACTATCACCGGGACCGTCACCGGTAACGCGGTGGTCAATCTGTGACAGCCCTCCGCATCCTCAACCTCGCCGTGTGGGGCCGGCTCCTCTTGAATACGCGGGGTCAGAGATGTGGCTAGAGCCTCGCGTCCTGATTGGCCCATGCCTGATCATAGTCGGAGCGTTTATGTTGGGCATCGCGTATCGACTGTGGGCAGTCCATCCGCTCAACCGCGTCTTCCGGTTGGGCCCATTCATCACCGAGCGCGGTCTAAAGGCGGTCCTTGGGATGCGCCCGCTTCTCCTGTCGCTGGGGCTATTCCTCACGACCTGGGGTGTGGCCGCGCTCTTGTTCTGGACGGTTGCGGGCGGGGATGTGGATTACCCGCCTCTGCGTTTCCTGGGGGCGTTCGCGTCGGTGTTCGGCATCTGGTCGTCAATCCTCTCCGTCAAGGCGTCGGTGCGTCTCTGGCGCCTAAGCTGATGGCGGAAACTGTCGCCAATTGGGGCGGATGGCTGGTCGGCGTCATCACGCTGGTGTTCGCCTACCTCCGTGATCGCCGGAAGGGCGACGTGGACGAATCCACGCTCATCCTTTCGAAATGGAAGGAGCTGGTCGAGCAGCATCAGGCCGACATCCGGATGCTGAAAGACGAGTTCGCAATCTACAAGCAAACCGCCATCGCAGAGATCGCGGACCTGCGGACGCGGCTGATCCTCGCTGAAAAGCGGATTACCGAACTTGAGACGGAAAACGCCGGGCTCAAGCGCGCCATCGCGCAAAACAGCCAGTCCTCTGCCTTCCTGCTGAACAAGTCGAAGGCCAACGAAGCCAGCATGCAGAACCAGATCACACGGATCGACAAGAAATCAGGGGGCGGGGATTGACCGACCAAAAGCATTTGTTCGACGCTGTACGGGCGATCAAAGGCAGCGCCCTGACGCAGGCGGACGTGGACGCGATCAACGCGGCGCTGGCGGGCGGGTCTCCATCCGGCGCGATCGACGTTGCGGACAAACTGACCCGGCAGTTCGAAGGCTGCGTGTTGAAAGCCTATCCCGATCCCGGCTCTGGCGGTGACCCGTGGACGATTGGATTCGGCGCGACGGGCGAGGGCATCTGCAAAGGTGTGACATGGACGCAAGCGCAGGCCGATGCCCGCCACGTCGCCGATCTCGCCAAGTTTGCGGCGGGCGTGGACAAGCTGATTGGCACTGCGCCGACCACGGACAACCAGCGCGGCGCAATGATCTCGCTCGCGTACAATGTTGGATTGGGCAACCTCGGCACCTCCACGCTGCTGAGAAAGCATAAGGCGGGAGACTATGTCGGGGCGGCGGCTGAGTTCGCCAAGTGGAACAAGGCGGCTGGACGCGTCATGGCAGGGCTGACCCGGCGCCGTGAGGCCGAGCGCGCGGTGTATGCGTCGTGACCAAGCCGCACCTCGCACCCGTGACGACGATCTACGAGAAGAACGCGTCGGATGTACCCGCGATGCTTCGCAAGGCGGCTGACAGCATCGAAGCGGAAACCGATGACGACGACCGTACGAAAGCAATGATGGCCGTGCAGGTGTCGCATGGTGGCGCAATCGCGATCTATGGCTGGGGGCCGGTTGACCGGTTCATGGCGATCGGCGTGCTTCAGGCTGCGATCACCAAGCTTGCCGATAACGTCGAGGAGCATGAGGCATGAGCGAACCCGGCAAGGAGTGGCCGCGCCTCGCGCTCACGGCGGCGATCATCGCTTATTTCGGATACGCTCTGCTGTTCCATTGGACGAACGGCATCGAAGAGACGCTGAAGAACATCACCATGCTCGCGGTTGGTTTCTGGCTGGGATCGAGCAAGGCGGGCACGGACAGCGGGGCGCGCACCGACAAGGCGCTCGACATCGCAAAGACGGCGCAGGAGCAATCCCCGTCGCCGCCACCTCAGCCAGACGTGATCTTGGAGCCCGGCGAGACAGCGCAGGCAGGGGGTCGGACATGACCGCCATCCTCATCCGCATAGCCGGCAGCTTCGGAGTACCTGACCGCCTGCGCAAGGTCGTGGGCGGGGTTATCGGCGCCGTGGCCCTGCTTGCTGTCCTAGCGGCTCTGTGGGGCGCCTACACCGTGTGGCTGGGCTGGCATGACCGCCACGTCATCACGCTCGATCGTGCGGTGTCGAATGCCGAGGTGCGCAACGTCCAGATCGGAACCGAGCGCCAAGCAGGGGCGGACAAGGCAACCCGCGACGACCAGTTCGCGACCAACCAAGCTGAGATCAAGGAGACGACCGATGCGGCTGCTGACAATGGCAATTCTCCTCTCGACGAGTTGTATCGCCGGCTGCGGTAAAGAGCCCCCACGGATCGCCGTCCTGACGCCCGATCCTGCCAAGCTGGCGACATGCCCCGCGACGTTCCCCGCTGCGCCGTCGATCGATCCACTGTCGTCGTTCATGCTGCCCGATGGCCGCGCTGTCGTGCTGCTGTCTACGGTGATCGCTCGCGAGAAGGTGACGGTCGATTACATCCTGCTTGGGCGAAGCAGTTGGCATGCGTGCCGGTCGTCTGTCGCCTATGTGCAGGATTGGGTTAAAGGGATGGGGCGGTAGAGGCGATCCCGGTTCCAACAATCGCTCCACGCTCCTGTTCAAGTTTGCCGTACTCGCGCCGAAGCCGAACCATCTTCTTATGCAGCGCTGATAGCTTCACATTGCGCTCGTCGGGCATGGCCTCAAGCATCTTGAGTAGCGTCCGCTCAGCCTTTCTCATCGCGGCAACAGCGGCGGCGTAATCGCCGTGCGTTTCGCATTCGAGATAGAACCCGTCGATAACGGCGGCACCGTCGGCTTCAGACATGCTCATAGGTCCAAGTTCCTGCGCTCGATCTCGCTCAGCAGCGCCTCAGCCTCCGCGCTCTCTCCGTCCGTGCGTTGGAAGGCTGCGAGCAATTCGGCATCGGTGAGGGTGGTTGGGTCGGTCATACAGGAAACTTATCCGTCCGCCCGCCAAACACAACCCGCAGCGACCTGACGGGCCTGCCACGACGATCCAGCGCCTGCTTGTGCAATTCCTCCCACGTCTTCGGCAGCGGCTGTCCGCCCGACACTTTCCTCATCGGGATTGGTCCTGTTGTGGGGAGAGTGCGGCGGCAGACAGCACGCCGTCGATGATGCTATCGATCTCGTCATCAGTCAGTTCGGCCAATCGCGCATCCCGGTCGATCTGCGCCGCCTTAAGCGCAAACGCCGTCCGGGCCGCTTGCTCCACCTCCCCGATCCCCATACCTGACCGTGCGATAGGGTGGTTTATGGTGGCGTTAAAAGCGTTTCTGACTAGGCGGTACACGCGGTTGCGAGTTTCGCCGGACTCGATCCAAGACACAATCTCGCGGGCCTTATCTGCTCCCGTCGTGAAATCTGCCGCATACTGCTGACCGTTTGCCACCCCCTCCACGCCGGGATCTACGCTGGTGTTCGTGTCGGGCTTGGGGGATGCGTCTTCCTCGCATTGGTCACACACGTCACTGTCGTTATCTGTGGCGGCGCAGCAACTTCGGCAGGTGTAGTTCATCACTCGCTCCTCCCCCGCCCCGATTGCGGTTGCCTCGCTGGTGGTAGGGGTGAGGGCGTCTCGCAAGTGGCGGGTCAGAGCGTCGGCGGCGAGTTGGAAGCCGTTGTCGTCTAGCCATTTCGCCGCTTCGATCCAGACAGCAAACGTATCACTCGGCATCGGTTTTCTCCTGTTGGGCGTCCCTGTGTCGCCCGTCTTCCTCGATCCCATCGGCATAGGTCTTATCGTTCATCGGGAAATATCCTTTTGGGTGAGGGCGGCGCGGGCGGTGCGTAACGTGCGCAGACGGGCAGTCGCATCCTTCATCGTGATCGCGTCCGACAGCAGGTAGTCGAAGGTCGAAATGATGCTGCCAGCGCAGAGCCGATACGGACCTTCGGTGGCATAGGTCAGATGCCATACGATGCCGCCACTTTCGTACGACTGCGGGTTGGGAATCGTGCTGAACGCGCCGCCGCCGATACAAACCTGCGCGGTCATGCCGTCTGCCAAATGAGGCGGAAGACTGTGCCCTACGCGGTATGCGCCGGGAACGTCGGGACCGGGCGTCCATTCGATCGCGGGCGCAACGTCGTCATGAAGCCGCTCCACCTGATCTTGGAGGGTGGACGTGGCGGCGATACGGTGACGGGCGATGACCTCTGCGACATCGTGTTCATACAGCGCGTGAGAGTTTTCGAATGGCACTTCCCCGATCGCCTGCGCCAGGGCCTTGTCTTCCTCTGTTACGATCACCGGTACGTTAGACATGGGAGTGCTCCGGGTTGGGGGTGTCTTGGGTGGCGCATCCCTGCGGGACCGGGCTTTCGCCTTCGGCTACGCCGCTGCGCGTCGTATCGCTGCGCGCTTCAATCCCTTGCGCGGCTCGCTGTGCAAGCATCCACGACCACCGCTTTGCATCATTCAGCACACCGTCGAGCCTGTCACGGCCAGCGCTGTATGCAACTTCGACGTCATGCCAGTTGCGGTTGCTGATCGCCGCGCCCATTGCCTGAAACTCACGTTCACGAAGCACAACGATCTGTTCAAATTCGTCCTCGGTCATGCTCATTGCGGTTCTCCAAGATAGAAGGGCGCCCATTTGTAGCGGGCGTCGTTCGGGCGATCTGGATGCGGGTGAAGCGGGCCGTAGGGCCCCACGATGCTACCCTCGCTGTTCACCTTAACCGCCAGCCAGCCATCGGGTTCGCACTCAGTCTCCACAGCAATTCCTGACATCAGCTACGTGTTCACCGCATCCAGGGCAGCGGCCTTCATGATCGTATTTCCCCGCGCCGCTGTGCTTGTTGGTGGATACGGCAAGGGTGCGGAATGACACAGCGTGGCCTTCGTGAAGGTCGGCGTAATGGTCGAGACATCCGCAACTATCGCTCAGCTCCATGCCAACCGAGCGCGCTGCTTCTGCGTCAGCCCTGAGTGCTGTCGCGGCGTCGTCGTGCCATTGCGCGGCGGTTTCCAAGCCACGGTACGCGGCGAGCATGGCGGGCTGGCGAAGTATGCACCGTGCGATTTCCTCGCCCATTCGCTTCGTAATAAGGGCATCGCCGTATTCGGATCGCCACTCGCGTAACCCTTGCCCAACGGCGTCGACCAACACGACGTCGCACGAAGGATCGAAGCCCGTAGGGTGGAGACCGGAACGGGCTTCATTCACGAGAGCCTGATCGGCAACGCCGACGTGCCCAGAAAGATCATTCATCATACTATCCCTCCTTCAGGGGGTAGAGAGGCAAGGGAGACTTCACAGCTTCTTCTCCTGTAAAGGGGGATGGGATGCGGGGGTGACAGGGGGTGTCATGCTGCGAGGCGGTGCAGGCAGGGGCATCCAGTGCGTAGGCCAGCGCGGCAGTTCCTTCGGCGTGAGCAACCCGTGCTGACGCAATTGCCCGCGCCAGTTGAACGACAGTCCGCACA